AAGAGCAGCGCCGCAGACCCGACAAGCTCGGGCAACAAAATCGACGTCACGACGCTGTCGGACGCCGCGCGGGTCTACGAGGACGCGCCGCTCGTGGACGTCGGAGCGGCCGCGGACGAGGGCATCACGCAGACCGTCACGTGTAGCTTCTTCGGCGAAGCGCCGGCTGTGAACACGAGCCCCACCGCCACCGGCTGGCTGTGCACCGAGGTCGAAACCGAGTGGGCCGTCGGCGACATGATCAAGGGTACGGCGACTTTCACGTACAAGGCCGCCCCGGCCGAGTGAGGAAATAACACATGGCGACACCAGCGCAGGGCGTCTCGTTCGCGGGCCTTCCGGACGGGCTCACGAACGTCAAGGTGAAGCGGGTCGGCATCGACCCGACGAGCTCGAGCAATCGGCTCGACGCGTCCACGCTCGACCTGGCCGCAGGCTCGGACCGTGTCTACATCGACGGCCTGCCGGACTCCGGCGCCGGCGCCGTGAGCGGCGAGACGGTCACGATCACCTGCTCATTCTTCGGAACGCCCCCGACGGCTGGCGAGACCATCACGTACGGCGGCGAGCAGTTCAAGTGCACCGAGGCCGAGATCGAGTACGCCGTCGGCGACCTGGTCAAGGGCACGGCGACCTACGTCTCGATCCCCGACTGATCCGGGGAGGTCGCGATGGCGAATCCGGCGCAGGGCGAGACGTTCTCCTGGGGCGGCGCCGTCGGCGAAGTGATCTCCATCAGCGTGAGCCCGCGAAAAGCGAACCTGACTGACGTCACCACGATGGGGAACGCCGGCGTCGAGGGCGGCGGTTTCGTCGTCCGCAGATACGAGTGCCTGTCTGTTGACTCAGGCGAGGCATCGGTCAGATTCTTCGGGACCGGGTTCGACGTCGCCGACATCGGCACGAAGGCGAACCTGTCCGCCCTGGGCGTCTCCGGCCAAGCGATCCTCGAATCGTACGAGGTCGAGGCGTCAGTCGGCGACCTGGTGCGGGCGTCCGCGAAGTTTCGATTCACAGGCTTCTAAGGAAACGAAATGGCACTAACGAGTAGAGAAGCGATCCTCGGGCTCCGCGATCTTGGCGAGCCCGTCAAGATGCACATTCCCGAATGGAAGGACGACGTCTACCTCCGCCGCCCGTCCGCGAACGACCGCGACGCGTGGGAGCTCTACTGCCAGGAGCACACGAAGACCCCGCACAAGGTGTGGCGGGCGAAGCTGGCGGCCATGCTCATCTGTGACGAGAGCGGGAAGCTACTCTTCACCGACAAGGAAGTCGCCGCCCTGGGCGAGCGGTCGGCCGCGGCGCTCCATCGCATTTGGGAGAAGGGCCTCGAGCTGATGCGGATCTCGGAGGCCGACGTCGCGGAACTGGAAAAAAACTGAGGAGCCAGGCGGGGGCGTACGACTTGTTCGCCTATCGCCTGGCCTTGGAGCTCGGGATCTGGAACGTCGAGGAGTGGAAGAAGGAACTGACGGTCGAGCAGCTCCGCCGGTGGATCGCCTTCTATCGCGTGGAACCGTTCGGGATGGACTGGAGGAGGACGGCACGGCTGGCAGTTTCGGTCGCCAACGCTTTCGGGGCGAAGGTGTCATCGGATGCGGAGGAGATGTTCATTCCCGGCTACGACCCCAGCCGGCCGACCCAGACGCCCGAGGAGATGGCGGCCGAGCTCGCGAAGCTGAAGGTCCCCCAGAAGAAGAAATAACGTGGCAACGATCGGCAAAGTACGGGCGGTCTTCACGGCGAGCACCAGCGGACTGACGTCCGGGGCGAACGCTGCGAGCGCCTCCATGCGGAAGTTGCAAAGCGACGTGAAAGGGATGCGGTCGAGCCTGTCGATGCTCACGGCGATCAGCGGGGCGCAGCTCTTCGGGTCGATCGCCAGCGGGGCGAGCCAGGCGGTGCGCTCGCTCATCGGCATGGGCGCCGCGCAGGCCGAGGTCGTCGACGCGACGAACAAGATGGCGGCCCGCCTGGGCGTCACCTACGGCGAGATGGCCGGCCTGGCTCACGCCGGAGCCTTGGTCGATGTCTCGATGGAGACGATCGGCGGGGCGATGACGAAGGCCGATATCGCGTTTGTGAAGGCCGCCAATGGGTCAAAGGTGGCGATGGCCGCCTTCGACACGCTCGGCCTGTCGGTCGAGTCCCTCAACGGGATGTCGGCCGCGGAGCGTTTCGAGGCGATTGCCCAGGCGATCTCGCAGCTCCCGACGGAGGCGGAGCGGTCCGCGGCCGCCGTGCGAATCTTCGGGCGGTCCGGCGTCCAGCTGCTGCCGATCTTCGAGCAGGGCGCCGCCGGCATCCAAGCAGCCCGGGCAGAGGCGGAGCGGTTCGGACTGACGCTCACCGGCGCCCAGGCCGGCAACATCGACGCGATGGGCGACTCGTTCGACCGGGCCAAGCAGGCGATCGCGGGCGTGATCCAGCAGGTCGTAGCGTACCTCGCCCCGGCTATTGAGTCCGTGACATCGCAGTTCTCCGACCTGATCGGCAGCATTGGCGGGAAGACGATTGGCCAGACGATCGGAGACGGCATCCTCCAAGGGGCGAGGTTCCTGGCGCAGATCGGGGACTTCCTGATCCAGAACCTCTCGGCCGTCTGGGAGTACGTCTCGCAGGTCGGCGGCCAGTGGAACGCCGTATTCGAGATCGGCGGGCGGGTGGCGAGTTTCTTCGCCGGCGTCGGCGACATCTTGCAGATCGCCTTTAGCGGGATTGTCGGAATATTCAGCGGGCTTACGGAGGTCCTGCTGATGGGGGCGAAGTCGCTCGGCGACGCGCTCGGCTTCGATACCAGCGGCCTCGACGGGATGCTCGCGTCCGTCCAGGGATTTAACGAAGGGCTGGCGGAGGGCATCGTCGACAACGCCAACTCCGCAGCCAAAAACTTTAACGACGCCATATTCGGGACCGACGAGGCCGCCGACGCCGGCGCCGCTATGGCCGGCCCGCTCACGCAAGGCGTCGACGCCGCGATCGCCGCAGCCCAGGCGGCGGCCGCCCAGGTGGACACGGCGACGAAGCAGAGCGTCGGCGAGCAGAAGGCCGCCCAGGCCGCCGAGGATCAGGCCGCCCGGTCTCGCGAGGCTGTGAAGGGCCTCGACGTCCGCTCGGCCGAAGGCATGAAAGAGTGGATGCGGATCCTCCGCGAAGGCAGCAAGCCCAACATCCAAGAGCGGCAGCTCACGGTGCTCGAGCGGATCGAGCAGAACACGGCGGACATGGGCGGCGACGAGCCAGAGGTCGCCGACTTCGCACCAGCAGCGGGGACCTAATGGCAGAGCTAAAAGGCGAATTGGCCCGCGAGCGGTCCCTCTCCGGCAAGGTCCAGGAGACCGACGCATACACGCGGTCGTTCCTCGTCAAGGCCGGCTCGCTATCCGATTCGCTGATCGCCATCTCGAACGCCCCGGGGATCGCGCTGAAAGATCCGCATCCCGAGAACCCGGCTATCGTCGCGATGGAATACGACGTTAAGTGCGTCGACGACTCGGGCCTTTTGTTCCAGGTCGATTTCAAATACTACGCAAAGCCGCCGGACCTCCAGGAGGACGACGGCGGCCTGCCGCCGCCGGGCACGATCGAAGGCTTCGGCAAGAAGCCGACCTGGTCGGCGGGGTCGAGCGTCAGTGCCCAGCCTATAAACAGGGACAGAGACGGAAAAAAGATCGTGAACTCCGCCGGCGACTGGCTGGAAGACGTGCAGGCCGACCAGGCCGAATTCCGGCTGGGCGTCACGCTCTACGCGTTCAACGCCGCAGATTGGGCCGGGACGGCCCGCAGTCACACCAACGCGATCAACTCCGACGCGTGGAACGGCGGCGCGATCGGGACCTGGAAGTGTCAAGGTTGTAGCGCCCAGCTTGTCACCGAGTCGCTCGATGGGACTTCGTTCACGCTGTGGGAAATCAACTGGGAGTTTGCATATCGGGCGACCGGGTGGAAGCTCAAGCTGCTCGACGTCGGCATGAATGAGAAGTGCGACTCCGAGGGCGTGCCGTCGCAGAGCGGCGACAAGAAAAAGGCGATCCGCGGGCCGGACGGAAAGCCGATCTCGGCTCCGGTGGCCCTGTCCGGAGGAGTGGCGAATCCGGGGGCCGAAGAGCCGCCCGACGTTGAATACGACGTATACAAGGAGCAGGCGTTCGGACCCGTTTTCGGCGAGATCACCCCGTGAGGAAGACCGTCGCCAACAAGGGGAAGCGGCCGACGACGCTTACCCGTGGCGCCGTGAAGCGGATCGCCCGGGCCGTCAACGCGTACGAGCGCGGCGACAGGGACATTCCTCCGAGGAAGTTCCGGTCATACGCGCCCGCCGGCGGGTCGGACGTCCGGCGCTGTGAGACCCAGGACGTTTGGGTTATCGGAGAGGATGCGACTCTGGACGTCATCGACGGGCGCGCCGGCGAGACTCTTATCGCGAAGAATCACGTCTCCCGCGTTGAGAGCGGAGAGCAGGTCCTCGTGGCTCAGTCGCTCGACGACGGCGAGTGGTATCTGATCGCCGCCGCGCACGAAGCGGTCGACGTGATCACGTCCGTATCGCTGACGGAGGCGGGGCTCGTATTTGAGCGGAAGCGCATCTGGGCCGTGCGCGACGCTACGGAACTGGACGACATCACGATCGCCGTCGTCGACTGCGAGGAGTAGCCGATGGCCCTGTCGAGAATTGGCTCCTCGCTGCTGCGGCACTGTTTCAACCTCGTCCGAGACTGCGAATGCTGCTGCACGGCACTAGGCGTTGACTGTTCTGGCGATCCGCCGACCATCACGGTCTTCGGCGAGACGTTTGAGCTAGACACTTTCGACGCTCCCACCGTCAACGAAGCGCCGTTTTGGTTTGCATCCGGCGAGCTCGTTTCCGGGAAGGTAAAGCTATTTAACGGTGCGATGCCGCGGTATTACGGTTACTGCGAGGCCGGCGAAAGCAATCTCATAACCCCAATTCTAAACGACGACACGGCCTGTTCATTCCGTTACCTCATGCGAGACGGCTTCGCGTCGATCAACATGATAGCCGTCGAGTATGAAGACGAAACGCTCGAGACTGCCGTTAATACCTCGCCCTTAAGCGTACGGGCCGACGGGACCCACTGGACCGGAACCGAGTTTTCGCCACGGTACACAAAAGTCGGCGGCCATACGTGGGAGGTGGTCGCGGCGGTCAACAACAACCCATATTCAGTTCCGGGCGACGTATACCTGCCCGAGGGATCAACCGTATGGGAGTTTAACGACGGCGCGGAGGTGGAATGTCTGCCGTGAAATGCCATCGCGTCGCCTTCGAGTCGCTGTGCAGGAGGCGCGGGTTTCCTCTGGCTGACGCGATCCAGTGCGTGGTCTCGCGCGACGGCGACCGATGGGAGGTGGACGTTTCGCATCCGTCCTATCCCCGCGAGCCTTTCGGTCTTGGCGACCTCGTGGCCGCCGGCCTGGCCGCGGTGGGCATCACGCCGCAGCTCGTCGAGCGGGTGACCGGCCGCAAGGGATGCGGTTGTAAGCAGCGCCAGCGGGCATTGAACGAGGCGGGCTTCGCCGTACAACGGGCTGCGAAGGAGTTCTACCTCGGAGAGTGACGCGATGGCCCAGCCGCCGAAGTTCACGACCGACCCAGCCGAGGAAGACGACGACGGGCACGGCCCGGGCGTGCCGGACGACGACGGATGGATCCTCCGAAAACTGAAAGAGGGCAAGGATGCCAACCGGCCACCAGAATCCAGCAATCGACGCGATGGTCGCGCGGCTCGTAAAAGCGTTTCCCGACCATCCCGCGCGAAGCCTCGCAAGAAAACTGGTCGAGGAGACTAACGGCGCGTTGACGCTCGAAGCCGCGCGGACCAGGATCCGCACCGTGTTCGGTGTGCACTCACCGGAACGGCGGAAGTCCGCGAAGTCGCCGCGGCCGCCGCGGCAGCCCGGCCAGACGGTCGCGATGCCGAAGAGCTGGGCCGAGCCGTGGACGCCCCACGTCCTCGAGGTCGTCGGCCGGGTCGGCATCCTGTCGGACGTGCACGTCCCCTATCACGACGAGATCGCCCTCCGGGCCGCGGTCGACCGCCTGGCCGGCGAGCGGATCGACGCCCTGGTCCTCAACGGAGACTGTGCGGATTTCTACGGGATCTCTCGCTGGGAGAAGGACCCGTCGAAGCGCGACTTTAAAGGCGAGCTCCAGGCGGTCCGCGACTTCGTCGCGTGGATCCGCGCGAACTTCCCCGAGATCCCGATCGTCTACAAGAGCGGCAACCACGAGGAGCGGTGGAAGCATTGGCTGTGGCAGCACGCCCCCGAGATCAGCGACGAGCCGATGATGAGCCTCGTCGCCTGGCTCAAG